CTTCTACTTATGTAGGACAAAATACTATTACTACACTAGGAACTATTGGCACTGGTGTATGGAATGGAACGATTGTTACTGATGCTTATATAGCCGATGATCTGACGATTGCAAGTGGCACAGTAAATAATACAATAATCGGTGGCGCACAACCTGCGGCAGGTTCATTTACACAAATAGATGTTGTTACACAAGGTGACTTACGTTTACAAGATACTACTGGTGGACAATACGTTGCACTTCAAGCTCCTGGTACTGTATCTACTTCATGGACTGCAACCTTTCCTGGAGCCGTTGGTTCTGCTGGGCAGGCATTAAGAACATCAAATGCCAGTGGAACTCTAGAATGGTTTACTCCAGAAGTAGGAGATATCACAGGAGTAACTGCGGGAGATGGACTTACTGGCGGTGGTACTTCAGGTACAGTAACATTAGATGTTGTTGGAGGAACTGGAATTGATGCAACAGCCAATGATATTGCTATTGATTCTACTGTAACAACACTAGCAGGAACGCAGATACTTACAAATAAAACAATTGATTTAGATTCTAATACTGTTACCGGTACATTAGCTGAATTTAATACTGCACTACAAAGTGCAAGTTTCACATCATTAGCAGGTTCTGAAACATTAACAAACAAAACCTTAACGAGTCCTGTTCTTAATGGTACTCTTTCTGGTACAGCATTTCTTGATGAAGATAATATGTCATCGGATAGTGCTGTTGCAACTGCATCACAGCAATCAATTAAAGCGTATGTAGATGCTGTATCTTCTGGTTTGGATCTTAAAGAATCTTCTCATGCTGCAACAACAGCTAATTTATCGAGTGCTTATAATAATGGTTCATCAGGAGTTGGGGCCACACTAACCAATAACAGTACACAAGCAGCACTAACGGTAGATGGACAACTAATGGTTGCGGCTGAACGTCTATTAGTTAAAGATCAAACAGCAGGATTACAGAATGGTATCTATACAGTAACAACAGTTGGTGATGGTTCTACTAATTGGGTACTTACAAGAGCAACAGATTTTGATGGTAGTCCTAGTAATGAAGTTGATTCGGGAGCATTTACATTTGTAGAGACAGGTGCTGTTAATGCTGATAGTGGTTGGGTAGTAACTACAGATGGTACTATTACAATAGGTACTACTGCAATTTCGTTTTCACAATTCTCTGGAGCTGGTCAAATAACTGCCGGCGATGGTATGACCAAAAGTGGTAATACTTTAAATGTTGTAGGTACGGCAAATAAGATTACAGTTTCGGCAAATGCAGTAACCATATCTTCAACATATGTAGGACAAAATACTATTACTACATTGGGAACTATTGCTACTGGTACTTGGAATGGAACTGCAATAGCAAATGCTAATTTAGCGAACAGTACTGTGGCCTATGGTGGGGTTCAATTATCTCTAGGCGGTGCAGATACAACACCAGCATTTAATCTATCAGACGCTACTGCCTATCCCGGAGACTCTAGTTTAGTAACCACTGGAACTATTACTAGTGGCGTATGGCAGGGCACTGAAGTTGGGCTGGGGTATGGTGGTACTGAACTTGTCGGTGAAACTGATGGTAAGATAGTAATTGCCGACGGCAGTGGTGCTCCGGTACATTTAGATGTTGGTTCAAGCACTGCTATAACTATACTTGGCACAGTCGGTACCGGTACATGGCAAGGAACAGCTGTTGCAGATGGTTACTTAGGTACAGGAATTAATGCTAATAAATTAGCCGATGGCTCCGTAACAAATACAGAATTACAATATATTAATACATTGAGTGGTAATGCACAAACACAATTAGATACAAAAGCAACAAAGGGCTTCTCTATAGCGATGGGAGTAGCCTTAGGATAAATATTACAAATGGCAGAACCAACAACAAGAACAGAATTTAAGGCCTGGTGTAAAAGAAAACTAGGGTATCCTGTAATAGATATTAATGTAGACGATGATCAAGTAGATGATCGTGTAGATGAGGCTATTCAATTTTGGAATACTTTTATGCAGAATGGTCAGCAGCGTGTATACCTTAAACATAAATTGACAACTGATGATGTGACCAGAGCTAAAACAAATGCTACAGAAACAGTTACGGCTAGAGGTACAGGAGCTTCTGAAGTTTCAACATCAACTCTAAGTGGTGCAGTATTACAAAATGCTACTAGTGTTACTTTGGCTGATGCTACTAATTTTCCTACCACTGGATCAATTACTATAGCAGCAGATGCGACACCTAATGCTGCGGAAACTGTGGCGTATACAGCTAAAACAGGTAATGTTTTAACTACCGCAGCTCTAGCAAATGATCATGCAGATGGTGCTGCAGTAACTCTTAATGTAACAGCAGAGTGGGGTATAGGTCAAGACTATATTCCAATGCCTGATGGTATACTTTCCGTATTGAGAATATTGCCATTTACAGATAGAGGTAATCTGAATATGTTTGATATTCGATATCAGTTGAGATTGAATGATCTTTATGACTTTTCAGATATTTCTGTTATACATTACCAAATGACTATGTGGCAACTTGATTTATTAGATATGATATTGGTTGGAGAGAAACCTATTGACTATAATCAGATAGGTAATAGATTGTATATTAATATGGCATGGGCAAGTGATTTGACTGTAGGAGAATATATCATTATGGAGTGTTATAGGAAATTAAATGCTGGAGAATATGCACAAGCCTATAATGATTTTTGGTTGAAACGATATGCTACAGCTCTCATAAAAAGACAATGGGGAGAAAACCTTATCAAATTTCAAGGGGTGACATTGTTAGGTGGAGTCAGTATGAATGGTGAGACCATTTATAACGAAGCTATCCGAGAGATTGGTGAACTTGAAACAGATGGAAGATTGACTTGGGAAGAGCCTTTACTCTTTGATATTGGATAATTAAATGACAACGAATGTACATTTTTCTAAAGGTACGGTAAGCGAACAATACCTCTACGAAGATTTAATTATAGAGGCTATAGGAATTTATGGCCATGATGTATATTATTTGCCGAGAGAATTAGTTAATGAAGATGAATTGTTTGGTGAAGATCCACTTTCTAAATTTGATGAAGCTTATGGTATTGAAATGTGGATGGAAACTCAAGAAGGATATGAGGGAGCTAAAGAACTTGTAACTCGCTTTGGTTTAGATATTCAAAATGATACTAGTTTTGCAGTTTCGAGAAGGCGCTGGGATGATGTAGTTAGTAGGTCTACTAATCTTATTACATCATTACGACCAAACGAAGGAGACTTGATTTATTTTCCAACTGTTAAAAAAATCTGGGAGATAAGTTTTGTAGACCATGATGATCCTTTTTATCAAGTAAATAATCTACCAGTATATAAATTATACTGTAGACAGTGGCAGTACTCTAGTGAAGTACTTGATACTGGTATTGCAGCTATTGATGCTATTGAGGCTAAATACTCCGTTGACTTATTGGAATGGACTTTTTCTGGAGAAATTCCAGTTGGTTCTTTTATCAACGAAAAAGTTGATTTTGAGTGGGGAACATTTTATGAATTTGGAGCTGGAGATATTTTACTTGAAGATGGTACAGCCAACCCAACTTCATCAGAAGGCTTGTTACTTATGCAAAATGAAGATGGCTTCAAAGATATTATACTGGAAGATTCCAATGATTACTATACCTTCTTCCTTATTCAAGAAGCATATAACTTACTGACACAAGCGCCACAATCAGATAACGAATTTTTAGATACAGCAGCATCGTCTATACTAGATTTCACCGAGGTAAATCCATTTGGTGAACCATCAGACAATGCATAGGAGATAATATACGATGTTAGGACAAACTTTTTATAACGAATCATTAAGGAAGACGGTAATAGCTTTCGGTTCTTTGTTTAATGATATTTACATTACAAGGAAAGATTCATCTGGAGCGGATATACAAACACTAAAGGTGCCATTAGCTTATGGACCAAAGCAAAAATTTATTATACGATTAGAAGCTGATCCTGGATTAGATCGAGCGATAGCAATCACATTACCAAGATTGGGTTTTGAAATTTCTGGTCTAGAGTATGATCCATCTAGAAAATTGAATCGTATTATTAAACGACGTAAGGTTTCAACTACTGAAGATAAGAAATTGAAACAAATGCAGTCACAATATACTCCAGTACCATACAATTTGAATTTTGAATTGTTTTGTATGGCAAAGAATAGTGATGATGGTATTCAAATAGTAGAGCAGATTGTTCCTTTCTTTCAACCTGAATATACGATATCACTTAAAGAAGTTCCTGAAATGGATGTAGTCCGAGATGTACCTATGGTGTTGAACAGCACCAATTATGAGGATAATTATACAGGAGATTTTACAGAAC